TCCCTGAACAACGATGGCGAGCTTGGTGGTTTGAATTTGGTTATCAATAGTAGTGATTTCTGGGAACTTATGAAGAAAGATATCGAGGTCTTCATCTTTGCCGTTCCACTCCATTGTTTCCCCTGTCTTAATATCCACTAGAAGCTTTTGCTCGCGATAGTCTCGATACCAGTATTCGTCGTAGGTTAGAAGGTCTTTCATCCCATAGTTATATGCTTCCGGCATGAACTGGAATTTTCCATCTCGATTTCCTCGGGCATAGAGCTTATCAACCTCTTCTTTTCTATCCGGAAGTAAAGATTTTATTTGAACCTTGGTTAGCCATTTTCTACTCCATATATAATTGCAATCTAAGAGTGATTTGTCCTTCCAGAACGGATCAATCAAAAACGAATTATATGAATTATTCTCAACACGTATATCTCCATTAATCGGATCCTCCCTATAATCCATCCATACCGACAGTAAATTCATTCCGGTAGTGATGGTTCCATCAAATGCTTCTGAAATTGTCTCTAAGGTATTGTCCTTTTGCATAGCCCACAAAAGAACCTTTGAAAATTGGTCAGCTGTTTCTTGGTCAGAATTCTCCACAGGAATAGCAATGGAAGTTTTTCGGTTCTGTCTTTGATGGCCAGTGATCATATTGCAAACGCGACGGATTCGATTGAAATTAAACACTCGACGTCTAAATGCTGGAAGGTTCCCATAAACATCATTCCACAGCGTTTGATCTCCAGCTTTAAACCGAGAATCGATATCAGCTTCTGACCAGAAAGATTGGTTTATCGTGATGCTGTTAGCGTACGTCTCTTCCATTCGAGTCTTAATGCTTTTATCACGATCGGTTTGATAGGAGTAAAAATCACTGTTAATTTGCGGGAATAAAGTCATTAAAAACGTCCTCTCTCAAAAGTTCCTTTATCACAATAAAAAAAACGAGGTGTATCTTCTATATTCAATGATATAAATCTAATAATCATCTTAAACATCTGTCGTGCTTCTTCGGAGTCAAAAGAGCCTTTTAATAATATTTCTTCCTTGTCCAATATAACCCATAAAGAAGAACCTCCTTTATATTCTTTTACCCATAATTTTGATATTTTATCGGTACCTATTAAAACGTCTTCAAAGTCACCTACAATATATTTATTCATTTGGAAACTCCTGAATACCGAGAACGTATTTCATTTAAAGCAGTGTAGGCTTCTTCTTCTGAATCAAAAAATCCCAGTTCACTTATCTCCTCCTGAATTTTAGAATCCCTTTCATTTAAAATAGCATTCGCTTCTTCTGCTGAATCAAAAATATCAGGGTCATATATCTCCTCTTCAATGTTAGAAAGCATTTCATTTAAAGCAGTCTGCGCTTCTTCTTCGGAATCAAAAAAACCACCATTATAGCGGATCGTTTTCCCTTTATTTCGGCTTTCAAAAACGATCATATATTCACCTGGGTTGTCCTCATGCCCAGTAACATAATAATGTTTATAACCATCCAAATTAAGCCAAATCTTATCTCTTTTGTTATAAACCCATTTCATTAAAAAGCTCCCTGTTGATATTTATCTTTGAAAAATGCTGGTAGATTTGAATCCGATCCATACATCGCTTCTTGATACTTTGTTTCTAACTCTTCGGCCGATAAATCATCACGAGTTTTCGAAAGAGAAACAGCAAGATATCTAAAACTATCCGCAAAATGAGAAGACCAATCATGCAAGGGACGAGGAAGATAAACTTTTTTCTTGGAATCATATTCTTGTCTATAGTTTTCTAGCGCTTTGATAAGCTCTTCGCATTTCTCTTTGTCTATCCATATCTTAGAAAAGAGAGATCGACACGCTTCAATTCCATCGGTGATTTCATACTGAGTAGCGACGGTAAATGAGATTCCAAGTTGACGTGCCTTTTCAAAACGAGTAATTCCCGATCCCCATTCCTTGACTCGAATGTCATGAGGGCCAATATGGGTTCCATAAAGATAAGGTTTGTTTGCTAAGATCTCTGCGTAGTGTTCAATTCCGTGCTTGCTGTTTTCATAGCAATCGATAATGCGCACAGTCTGACCAATCGTCTGAAAGAAAATGATAGAGGTTTTGTCTCTGACGCCAATATCCCACGCCGTATGAACTTTGAATCCACTTTCCCATGGAACAACTCCTATGCGAGAATCCCTTTTGCACCTGTCAATATATCGGCTGTAATAGGAGCCTTCGACTCCCATATCAAAAGAAGTATAATATTCCTGTTGAATCATATCTTCTGACATGAGACCTTCGCGTCTTTCTTTTGCTATTTCTTCAATAGGAATATGGTCGGTATCTTCTAGCGTAAGTTTGTAGGAGAACCAATCGGGAGATTCTTTAGAGAGCTGATAGAGACTCCACAGGTGATTTTTTCCTCTTGGAGTAGAGATAAAGAGGGCCCAACCCCCGTTGGCAGTCAGTATCGGGCGTATGTACTGATAGGCAAGGGGATCTTGAAGCGCATATTCCGAGAAAACGCACCCGCGCGGGTTGGTACCCATAAGAGAGTCATAATTGTCTGAACCGATCAGCTGAAAGAGAGAAGTCTTCCCTCCTTTCGCAACCATTCGAACCTTCATCTCTTGGGAGTTTAATTGTAGAACGAGTTCCTTCGGGAAGTAGTCTAGAATTCGTTTTCCTTCATTCGTCATCGAATCCCAGATAACTTTTTTAGCTTGTGAATAAGTAGGAAAAATATAATAGTAGACCCCAGGATTTTCCCACATTTGTCGGATAACATAATTTAATGCCGTAATATCTTTTCCGGATCGACGTGGAAGTATAGCTAGAACGCGCTTATACCCACTGTCTAGCGCTTTTAAAATAGGAGCTTGATATGACCTAGGCTTAAATTCATTTAGACGACTTTCGACTTCGACGTTGGCTAACGTTTTCATCGTAGATGCTTTTATAAAGTCCTTTAAGTCTCGCTTTTGAATAGTCTTCAACGGCATAATTTTTCACGGAAAATTGTGTATTTTGGGCTACTTCTTTTTTGGCTTCTTGATCTACGAAGTAAGCGTGGTTGTCGTAAACCCGAAGATATTTCATGAGGATTTTTTCCATATGTCGTGGCATCTCGCTCCTATTCATGGCATAGAGCATCCATTTGGAACAGAGTCCAGCGATTGTATTTTCAAATGTATGGTGGAGTTGAGGGCACATCTCTATCATGGCTTGAAAGTATGTCCATCCAAGTCCATGCTTTTTCAGAAACTGAGGGATGATCCAGCTATCCTCATGGTCAGCCCATGTCTCAAGCCATTCACAGACGGTGTCGATATATTCTTCTGATACAGAAATTTCGTGACGCATAGCGTAGATACTTATGGTTATTCCTAAATAAGCTTCTTGTATGCAATGATAAAGATTAATTCAAGCATTCACTCTTCGTCTATGTGTTTACTGTGAAGTTTGCTGAGGTGTTTCATCAATTTTTTGATTTTATACTTAGGTTTCTTTTTGTTAAGTTTTATCAAAAAAAATCTCACTAAATGCCAGATTCCAATACTGATATCTAATTCAGTAACTTTTAATTCTTTTGAGAGAGATGGAATTATTTTATCTAGCTCTTTTTCTATTATCTTGAAATATCCTAAATTAAATAATTTTTCTTTTTTTTGAGATGTGAATTCTACCAATTCTTCATCTTCATTCATCTTTAAGGGCCTCTTTTTCATCTAAAAATTTACTCTGCTCAATATTGATGTGGTTCATTAATTTTTGAAGTTCTGAATCAGGGGAGTTGTGGTTAAGTTTTCTCAAAAGTAGATTTAAATAACCCCATAATCCAAGAATAATAGACATCTGAGAAAAATTTTCTTCTTCGTGAATCTCGCAAATTAACTCACTAATCTTTTTACTTATTGCCAGCTTAGCTGGGTGTCTCAAAGTTTGTGTTAATTCTTTAAATTCATGTTCAATCAGTTCTCTTTTGCTCATCTTATTCCTTTAAAAATTTACTCTGATGAATATTGATTTCGTTCATAAATTCTTCAAGATCCGAATTATTAGAGTCTTTGTTGGTTGTTCTCAAAATTAAATTTACATAACTCCATATTCCAATAAGAATCGCGAGCTCAGAAAGTTTTTT